GTTTGTAATTCATCAATACCTGTTATAACTTCTGTAACAATATTGTTAGCATCTAAAAATGCGTAATGTGCCATTATACCCAACTTACATTTCCAGTACCTGCGGTTATTGTTGCTATGTTATAACCACCTGCACTTGTTACCGAGCCGGTCAAACCTGCACCTATTGTTATTGTGCCTGTTACCCATCTTAAAATTACAACACCTGATCCGCCATTACCGCCTTTAACAGATGCATTAGCTGCACCACCACCACCACCACCGCCTAGGTTAACTGTGCCATCTGTGCCAGCAGTAGCTGATGCGCCACCTGCGCCACCACCACCTGCGCCACCTGCGCCTGGTGTTGCTGCACCTACATAACGACAAGAACCACCACCGCCACCTGCATAAGTTACTGATGAGCCAGTTATTGAAGTTGCAACACCTGCACCACCTGCGCCTGCAACAGTAGCCGATATTCGATCAGCACCAACTGCACCTGCACCGCCACCGCCACCTGCTGCGCCATTGGAACTAGCACCTTCACCACGACCACCTGCAAAACCCTGATTTGCAGTACCTGCGCCACCAGCGGTAGAGCGCATACCACCACCACCACCAGAACCACCAGAGCTACCACTGGTAGTATTATCTCTTCCTGCACCACCACCTGTTGAGGTAATTGTAGAAAATACTGAGTTACTTCCATTTGATGTCGTACCAAACGTTCCAGCACCACCACCGCCAACTGTGACTGTGTAATTAGTTGAGGGAGATAAAGATAAAGCAGTTTCTAAAGTTCCACCGCCACCAGTTGCGGTTACAGTGCTACGTAAACCACCGCCGCCACCACCACCGCCACCATCCCAGCCACCACTAGCACCGCCTGCTACAACTAAGTAGTCAACTGTTCCAGAAAATACAGCCTTTGAGAAATTTATTGCGCTAATTATATTTAACATTTATCCAATAGCCCCTACTACATACCAAGCATTAGCAGCTGTTTTGATACATACTGCAGATTTGTATTGTGCAAGTGTTGGAGATGCTGCAACTGAACCAGCACTTAACACTGTAGTAGTACCTGGTGTTACTGCGCTAATTGTGCAAGTACCTGCACCAATACTTAATACTGTAATCGCTGTGCCTACTGGGAATGCTACAGAAGCATCTGTTGGTATTTTAAATGCTACCGCTGTGGCTTTATTCATTATCTGTAATACCTGATATTGGTCTGCAAGTACAGCTGTGTAATCTACTGTGTTTGCAGTGCCTACTGTAAATGCAGTCAAGCCATTAAACATTGCACTGGTAAGTACATCACCAGTTACTGCTGGAAATCCTGTTGCCATTTGTTACTCCTTAGTAAGATAAGACGCTGGTATCTAAAATCCCATAATCTACGTTGCCTATTATAAACCCATCTATGACAGGTTCTAGTGTTGTAAAGGTTGTTTTCCAACTATTCGGTGTTATGTTCATACGCACACCGAAAATCTGTAGGGTCTTTTCCAGCAGAGATCCGCCTGGCTGGGTAGTTATAATAGTTATGGGATCAAAGAAATCTAGGTCTAAGGCTGCAACTACGCCTGTATCGTAGTTAGGCGTGTATAAATCAAGCGTGATGGCATCACATCGTATAGAAGTTTCAGCTCTACTAGCCACATAAGCCAAGGCGTAATTTAGGGCTACTGCATCCGTCTGCATAAGTAGGTTGTCTAAGAAGTAACTGTGTAAGAAATACTTAGTTATGCTAGCTGCATTAGAAGCTACCTGCGCTGTGCCGCCAGTCCTTGTGATAGTGGCTTTATTAAATATAAGCACATCGTTTAGCACCCAACTAGCATCAAAATAATCTATGCCTGTGCCATTATCTGCAAAAACTGTTGGTGTGCCAGCAATAGAATTGACAGTTACTGTCCTATCTTGAAATACAAACGATCCACTAGCATCTATGTATAAAGCACCATACTCTGACGTAGAAGCAGTAGTAAGAGCTTGTAATGCTGTTCGGTTAGTACCAGGGTCAGCTTGCAGAGTAGTAAGCCCTGCATCTATATCACGCATTGACGCTGGCCATGATATTTGATTCAATATTTGGCCAACACGTGTGCCAGATAAGTCGCCTGCAGTAGCACCTGTGACTGTGCTGATCTGTGCTACCTGCGCCAATCTAAATGCATCTACAGCTTGTATAGTTGTTATGGCTACATCTTCTGCAGAGTCACTAGGGTATGTAGTTACGTAGCTTGTGATAAATCCTGAAAATATAGGATAGGTAACGCTATTAAAAGTTGCACTAATTTGTACTTTCTTCATGGGTGTTAAAACATTGTAATACGGGCTAGTAACATTCTGTGGGTTAAAATCGCCATTCTGATCTACTATGCGTAATGTAAGTGTGCCTGTCTGAAATTGATCTGATAGTGCAGTACGGCCTCTGTTAGTCTCTATGCGGTTGACCTGATTAGACACATCTACAATTACGGCTGTGCTATCGGCTAATATGTTAGTGCCAAATATTCCAGATCCAATTATAAAAGCATCTGCAAAACTAGGCCCAGTACCAAAGTTAATTATTGCATTTATTACTGGTACTGCCATTATGGTAACTGTCCTGCTCCAGTAGTGCTATATCCACTACGGCCAGCAACCTGAATACTTTCTGCTATTAGTTGAGCAAACCTATCGCCACTTTGTGCTGTGTCTATGGTTATTTGTATTGGCATTGGATCTCTACCAGTCTCGCCATAATATGTTCCTGCAAAAGGATTAGTGACCTGAGAAGTACCTGAATACATTGTCTCTGTTATTGATGGGAATGGACTTGAAGGAAAGGTTGAAGTTGATGATGGGCTTCTACCAGTCTCTCCATACATTGTGCCAGCAAAAGGATTTATTTGTTTAAACTTAGCGGCTGAATCCATAGCTGCACCAGCTAATATATCTAAAGATTTTGTTACATTTTTAATTGCTTCAATTTCAATATTTTGCTCTAAATATTTTGCAGCCATAGCAGCGTTACCATCTAAAATGGCTAACTTTTCAGCGATCCTTACCTTTGTCTCTTCATCGGTAGCCGCATTAAGAGCAGCCATTAAACCTATGCGCTCTACATCGTATTTGTCTTTAAGCTTCTTTAATGCTTCTTCTGCCTTTAACGCATCTATTAACTTTTTACGTGCATCAAACTCTTGCTTTCTAATTCTTTCTTGTACAGAAGGTATGCCTGAGTAGCCGCCTACGTTAGGCTGTGCAGCAGGATTACTCCTGCCAATATCATTAGCAATTAAAGCAAGTGCGCCACCGATAAGTAATTTCTTTGATCCAAATACTAGGAAAGCCAGACCTGATAGCAGTTTACCAATATCAGTACCTGCAAACTTTTTAACTTCACCAACTAGTGTGCCTAACCCTCTAACTGTATCGGCAATAGCCAAAGCAAAACTATTCATAGAATCTGCGGCATTTTGTATAGAATCATCTTTGCCTAATTTTGTTAATGCATCTACTAACCCTTTACCAATTATCTCCGTGGCATCGGCAGCTGCTACTCGCAATAAATCCATTTTGCCAGCATATGTTCCTAATCTTGCGGCAGCTTGCCCTGAGTATGCTTTTTGTAATTCTTTTAACGCTAATTCTGTGTTGCCAGTTTTTAACGCAGTCTTAGAGAGAGCAACTCCTAGCGTTCTTAATCCTTTACTTTGTCCGTTGTAACTTTTAACTATTGCGTCTGTTACTTGTCCTAATGATTTACCAGTTGCCGCACTTGTGTCTAAAGCAACGTTGAGTGCTTCTTGACTTAAAGTGATCGATGAGGTTGCTGTTAGCAAAGATTGAAACGCTGGTCTTAAATTATCATCTAACACGCCAGTTAGTTTTTGTAGATTGGCTATGTAATTTTCTACGTAAGGGCTTGCAAACGCTAACCCAGTATTTCTTAATTGTACTTCTAAAGACTTAGCGGCTGCTTCATCGGCTGCAAAAGCATTAACAGCTTTTTTGCCAAATGCAACTAATGCTGTGGTAGCAAAAACGCGATTAAAAGTCCTTCCTAATTTTTGCGCTTGCTTATCAAAAGCAGATAATTCTTTTTGACCTTTTTTGAGTGCCTTACCATTAAAGGTGGCAATAGCCGAGACGACTACATTGGCCATTAGGCTGCCTTCTTAATCTCTGTGGATTTGTTAAATTGTATAGCTGTAGAGTTTATTGCTTGCAGTATTGCATCATAAACTTTGGAACTATCTTGTGACCACGCCTTAAATATAAGTCTGCCCTTTGTCTTTTTACCAGTGCCACCTCGTACGCCTTTAATTCTAGGCTGTGATGTAAGTGCTGGCATAGACGTTACAAACTGATAACCTGCAAACGGATTATTAGATGCATATTCTCTTGTAGATTTATTATAAGTATATTCTCTAGCTCTTCTAGTGCCCTCAAATCCTTGCACTGCACCGACTGGTGAGTTAGGTGTGCCGGGATTTATCTGCTGGAATGGCGCACGACCTTGTGGGTTATTGCGACCTGCAGTCTCATATATGCGACCAGCTGCGCTTACGTTATAAACGTAGTTGCTAACCTTAAATCCATTCTTGAATGTTTTATTTTCTCCTGCGTTATATCCAATACCGGACTTAACAATATTAGCATCATACTTTGGGAATGGTTTGAAGTTAAGTGTAGGGTTACTTGCTTTACTCCAGCCTGATAATACGCTGCCGTTATCTGGCACAAATCCTTTAGCCTTACTTGCTACACCACGCATTAAAGGGTCGATAGCAGTCCTAATTCTTTGCCGCATATCTTCATCGATAAACTCTAAACCTTTTAGGACATCTTTAACGCCTACGACCTCTACTGGCATTTTTGATCTCCTTAGCTCTATCGCTTAAAACCTGAATAATTGCTCTAAACATTTCGGAGTCCATGTTAATAAACTCACTAGGCGCGATCCCAGTCTCTACACTTAAAGCAGCCACTGTATAGAGAATGGAGTCACGCGGTACTATTTTTTTTCTTCGTCTAATACCTCGACAGTTTCTAAGCTGTCAATAAATTCAATACCAAATACAGGTACAGTTACGTTAGCCCTACGTAAGCACTCATGCGCTAAGAAGTAAATCTCAGTCTGCCGTTCGTGGTCACGTAGGACTTTACTTATACCAGAGCCATATTTCAGTTCAAAGCAATATTCAACTCCCGGCGTAATTTTGTGCTCAGATACTTCGCCGTTAGCCCTTGTAATCTTTAGCTTTGCCATTATTACTCCTTATGCGACTGCTACAGCTACTGTGCTGTTGCAAGTAAATGTGATGCTTTGTGATGATATATCAGCTACTGCGCCATTTACATTCTGTAGGTTATTTACCAATACAGATGCTGTGTATGAAGGGTTAGTTGCAGATACGGCAGCACTTGTCTGCTTAATTACGCATGTTACAGTAGTGCCATAAGCAGCACGTAATGTAGGAATAACTGTTGAAGCAGCATTATCATTTAGGAAGTCTAAAGTTATTGTGCTTGCCTCTAAGCCTTTTGCAAATTTGTGGGCAGTGTCCCCCATTGCGGTGACTTCCAACTCATCAAATGATTGATTAATTGTTACAGCTGTTACATACGCTGATAGATCAACGCTGTTTAGCGTAACGGATACGCCATTGTTTAAGAATATGGCCATGATTACTCCTTGTCTTTCTCTTTAGTAGGGGTTGCTGCTGGTGCTTCTTGGATCTGGCCTATCTTTTTTAAGAAGGCTAAGTTTTCTGCATCTGTACTCATTTTAACTCCAGCTCGTTAGGATTGATACGGTAATTTCAGATACCAGCAAATCACCACTAGCGGCGTTGACTATAGCAGGTGCTGAAATACTAGATATGTTTAGCACCAAAGATGATGCGTTTAGTTTAGTTACTACCGCAAGTATGAAAGTTTCCATGCCTGCTAA